GCAATTCTAGCCTATTCTAGCCTATTTAATTAAGTTGCTAGTACTTTATGTTAGTTATCTGTTTGGGCTTATTAGTTGGGGATATATTCTGTTTTGTTTTTTGTTGTTGGGGTATTGGGGATGGGGGTTGTTTAACAAGGTTTTAAATAGGGGGAAGGGTGTTTCTTTTTTAAATTAATAAGGTTACGTTACTTGAATTAATAAGGTTACGATACAGAATTAATAAGGTTACGATACAGAATTAATAAGGTTACGTAATATATTTTTTTGTATTGCGTAACACACTATATTTGCTTTATGGAAAAATACTCACCCAAGATGTTTATTTATTGTTTAATCAATCCATTAAATAATAAAATGTTTTATATCGGTCAGACAAAAGACCCATATTCAAGATTAGTTGGTCATATTTTTGAAAGTATAAAAAATAAAACATCAAAAGATGTTATTATAACTTCTATATGTAAAGAGTGGTTACTGCCTAAATATGAAATATTAGAAGAAATAGAAGTTGATATAAACAATAAGCAATCTATTTTCAATGTAAGTAAAAGAGAAAAATATTGGGTTGATTTATATTGTAAAGATTTAGAGCTATCAAACGTAAGTCTTGTTTCTAAGGAAAATATAAGGGTAAGCACTACAATCGGAGTACCAACAAGAGAAAAGAAATGCTTATACTGTAATGTTTCTTTTCTTTATACAAGTACAAAATCAAGATATTGCTCTAATAAGTGTCGAGTATATTATAACAGAGCTGTTAAAGGAATGCAAAAAATAGATAAAAACGAGGAAGAAGTTAAAAATATTAGTACATTTGATAAAAGTAAATATGATTTCGGCCAAGATTCGTTTTTAAACATTGAAAAATACACTAAGTATCCAATTAAAAACTGTCCTTCTGATTTCTTTAATAAAAAAATTTACATGACTGAGAAGTCAACTGCTGATTTAGAAATAAAAGAAGCATGGAATAAATTTAAGAATAATGGATAATCATAAAAGAGAAGAATACGAAAAGCTTCTTGTAAGATTAAGTAAAGAAGCAAAATTATCTCCCCCAAATACAGATACTTTAAGTGATTATGAATTACTTAGCAGGATTAATGTATGTTTATTAAAGCTTAATTGCATCCCAATGGATAATGATGAGCTTGAAAGATATTTAAACTAAGCGATATTGTGTAACGGTAGCACTACAGTTTTTGGTACTGTCTGTATAGGTTCGAATCCTATTGTCGCTTCTCATTTTTAAAACAAACCCATATGTCGTTCAAAACAGTTCAAGCAAAAATTGCAAAGAAAGAAGGTATCAGTAAAGTTAAAGCTGGTGCAATATTAGCATCTGCAACAAGAAAAGCTAGTCCAGCAGCTAAAAAAGCTAACCCAGCTTTGAAAAAAGTAGCTATGCCTAAGAAAAAAGGTATGTAATACTAGACTGTAGGGTGGTGGAATTGGCAGACACATCTCCCAGTCTCGGAGACGGATTATATTATCCTTGAAGGTTCAAGTCCTTCCCCTACAGCTTAAAATTATTAAAATAATGCATCATAAGCCTAAAAATACTATTCAAGAATTAATAGTACTTTATTCATTATTGGCAATATTAATTAGCGTACTATCTTATATTATAATATCTAATTTAAGGTAAAATATAAATTTATACTTTCCAATGTATTGTAATTTAACACAAATAGTATAAAGTTAAATAAGAAAATATTATTAAATTTGTTATCTAAATAATAAATTATGTCAGGAGCTTGGCAAAGAAAAGAAGGTAAAAATCCAGAAGGCGGTCTTAATGCTAAAGGAAGAGAGTCTTATAATAAAGAAACTGGTGGTCATTTAAAACCTCCAGTAGAATCAGGTACAAATCCTCGTAGGGTTTCTTTTGCAGCAAGATTTGGATTTATGAAAGGTCCAATGAAAAAACCAAATGGAGAGCCTACAAGAAAAGCTTTAGCATTGAAAGCTTGGGGATTTAATTCAGTAGAGAAAGCAAAGCAATTTGCAAGTAAAAACAAGAAGTCATAGTCGGTTAAAAAATAAATAAACATATGAGGTTTCCTATAGAAGATTTGATAACAGAAGTGAAAGCAAATGAAAGAATGTTCCCTTACGATAAATCTGTAGTAATTAAAATAGCAAAAAAATATTTAGAACATGAAAAACAGATTATAGAAAAACTTGGCGATTCTATTATGAATTTAAAAGTTCAGAATAGTAGGCTAGGAGACAAAGCAATTAAAACAGATTAACAATGAAAGGCATTTTAAAAATAACTGATGATGGGTGGATTGTTAAAGATAATAACGAAGAACTCCCAATTCACCCTGATGATATAGAATTAATTTCATTTGATATAGATAGGAATAATGAAGAAGTTGAATATGAACTATCTAAGAAGTTTTTTGCAAAGGAGGTTAAATACTATGCTAAAATAAATAAAATTAAACCTAAATATACTTGGGAAGATATACTAGAAATATATATGGCTATACCTACTCCTAGAAGTTTAACATTCTTTCAATGGCTTAAAAATAATTACGAACTACCAAAACAAAAATAATGAAAGTAACTTTAACTTGTATCCTATTAACTATTTGCTTTAGTTCTTTTAGTCAAAATCCATTATCGCTATATGACTCAAGATGGGATAGTAATGTATATGAAGAGTGTAATACAGCTAAGAATTGTAAGTACATGAATCAAAGAGAAAAAGATTATATATGGGTTGTTAATTGCTTGAGAAAATATCCTAGTTTATTTTATAAGACAATAGTATTAAAGTGGGACTACCCAAAGAGATACGAAAAAATGAATAGAAGTAATCCTTATTATGTTAGTCTTTTAAAATTCATGCAAACCGTAAAGCCTGTTGATATTTTTTATCCTGATTCTTTAGTTTATATAAGTGCATATGCTCATGCAAAAGAATCAGCAGACTATTATGGGCATGAAAGAAAAACTCAGGAGTCAATAAATGCTAAATGTAACTGTTGGGAAGTAATATCTTACAATAGCTTTGACCCTATAGATATAGTTATGGACTTGCTTATTGATAATAATAATCCTAATTATGGGCATAGGAATGCTTTAATGAATGCAGAACCTAAATTATCTGGTGCATCTATAATGAAACACAATAAATCATTTTATATAAGCGTTTTAAACTTTAAATGATGGAAAATTTTGATTTTGATTCTAAAATAGGCGCAATTGTAATGTGCATAATAGCGTTTATCATATGGGGTCTTATATCATATATAGTTATAAATATCTAAAATTTATTAAAAAATAGTGATTTTTATGATAAAAAAGACTAATTTTATATTGATTTTAAAGGTTAGTAGCTTCCAGTAAGTGAATTTTGCCCATCAGCGTGATTCTGATGGGTTTTTTTATATTATTTTTGTTATACTTAAAAATAAATAATGCAACCAGTTACAAAAAAATCTATAGTTGAGAATTATTGTTCTCAATTTAAAGAAATGAAAGACTACACTCTTTCAAAAAAGATTTTTAATGAAAACCCAAACTTATTTAAAGATATAGAGTCAGTAAGAACAGTTGTTAGAGATATAAGAGGGCATCATGGTAAAAAAAATAGAGTTTTAGCTACGCAACCTAAGCCATTGAACTACGATACAACAAATACAAAGCCTGAAATCATAAATACTTCCGCAAAAGTTCTTATTTTGGATATAGAAACTGCCCCTCTAATGGTTTTTGTTTGGAATATATGGCAGCAGAACGTAGGGATACATCAAATAATAAACGATTGGTTTTGTTTTACATGGGCCGCTAAATGGTTATTTGAAGATAAAGTTTATTCTGGTAGATTAACTTCTAAAGAAGCATTGGAAAGGAATGATAAAAGAATAATGCAAGGTATATGGGAACTTTTAAACCAAGCAGATATAGTTATTACTCATAATGGAGATAAGTTTGATTTGCCTAGATTAAATACTAGATTTTTATTACATGGTATGCCTCCTGCGCTACCTTACCAATCAATAGATACTTTAAAAGCAGTTAAAAGACAGTTGGCTTTTATTTCAAATAAGCAAGAGTATATAAATATGTCTTTAGGAACTCCAAGAAAAGTAGATACAGGTGGTTTTGAACTATGGGATAAATGTTATAAGGGAGATGTAGAGTCTTTAAAAAAGATGGAAGAATATAATGTAGGAGATGTTACTAGCCTAGAAGAAAATTATCTTAAATTAAGGCCTTATATTAAACCTCACCCTAACATGGGTCTATTTATATTAGACGAACATGAAAGATGCCCTTCTTGCGGCTCTAATGACCTTACAGAAACAGGTAAATCATATATGACTACTGTTAGCTCATATGAATCTTTAAGATGTAATAATTGTAAAGCAGTAGGAAGAAGAAGAAAATCAAATCTAACGGTTAAAGAAAGAAGAAATATTTTATCATCAACACCAAGATAATGACAAGCAAATTACTACAGAATGTAATTAAAGATTTAAAATCAAGAGAAGAACGTGGTATAAATAAGTATAACACAACAATGGATAGGTCTGATTTAACATTAAGAGATTGGTTAGTCCATCAATATGAAGAATTATTAGACGCTGCTTTATATGCAAAGGCCGCTATAAATAGCATAGATGAAGCTTCTGATTTCTTTAAAGACTTTCAAAATGAAAAACATTAAAGTAACATATAAGAAACTTAATAAAATTTATGGCATAGCCCATTGTGGTTATAATAGTATTGAAATAGATTCAAGGATTCGTGGTAAGAAGCTATTAGAAATACTTTTACATGAAGCAACACATATAATATTACCGGCAGAGGAAGAAGAAGAAGTGGAACGAATTAGCATTGCATTAACTAAGCTTCTTTGGAAAGAAGGCTATAGAAAAATAGATAATGATAATTCAATTCCACTTCAGGATGGCACTAAATAAGTTCTTCGTACAATCTTTTATTTGAATATTCTGATTTAACTCTCTTAGGGCTTTCAGTTGGGAGGTCTGGGTAATCTAATAAATCTCTTGTTTTTATACTTACAAACTTTTCATCCGGCCTTATAATATAAAAGAATGTACATCTATTTATTATATTTTTAACTTTAGAAAAGAATTCATCAATAAGTTTTTTTCTCTGTAAGATACTACTATACTTTGCTGAATATTCAAATACGTCATCTTTGTAAAAATCTATTACTCCACTTGTTTTCTTATAGTTCATTGTTTGTACTTTTTTTAATTGCATCAATAATTACTTCTAATCCTTCTTCATCAAACCCAGATAATAATTCAAATAATTCTGCTATAAGAAGTATCTCTGATTTTAAAAATTCTTTTTCAAATATGTTTTTAAACTTACCATTTACATTTGGATTAAATTTAAAATAGTCTTGTATTCTTTTTGATGAAGCTATAGCTGTTTTTGCTCTTTGCTTTAAATCATTTTTTGTATTATCTACTAATTGTAAAAGACCATACTCCATAATAACAGAAGCTATTGCAATCTTTTTTATTCCTGATACAACTTGTTGTTCTTTCATTTTATTTCTATTAATATTGAGTAAACTACATACCAACTAAAAAACGAAAATTCTAATGGTATTATTTCATCTTCTTTTTTAGTAAAAAAATTTACAACTTTAATTAAAAGAAATGATATAATTATGCCAATAAAATATGCTAGTAATAATAATTGAAATACTATCATTGTTTAAAATTTTATAATTCTGTTTCTATATAATCAATTAAAACTTTAGGAATTCTTCTTCTTTCTTCTTGAGCAATATGAGGATACATTTTTGAAGTCTTAGTTATTATCTCATCAAAGCAATTCATATCCATTAAGTCAATCATTTTATTATCCATTCCTGCATGACAATTGTTTCCCCAAAAACAAAGCTCAATCCAATTGTTTTCATTTGTCTTTATGCTTTTAAAATAAGCTTTTGGAAGTATATGCGCTATTGAAAATTTATAATACATATTATCATCTCTGCATGTTTTACCTCCGCAATTTTTACATATACCAGTCATTTCTTTTCTTCTATCTTGAAACCATCTATCAAGCTCTGCGCTTTTACCTATCTTAGCTTCCGCTTCTAATACTTCTAACTTTTCTTTGTCTAATTGTTTTTTCTTTTTATCGGAAATCTTTGGTATGGTATATTGCTTTTTTTGTTTAGGTATCTTTGCATTTTCTTTTAGTTCTTGTATTTCTTTTAATCCCATTGTTAATAGTTTTCAAGTTCGTCAATTATTGTTCTTTTTTGTTTTAAATCTAATTTAGAAAGTATATCAATACCATTCCCATTAATTACAACTTCAACAGAAGTTAATTCAATACTTTCTTCATCTTCATTAAATAAATGTCTACCATGACCTTCTTCAATTCTAATTGGATTATGTACGGTTACTACATCATATCCAACTAATAATTCCATGTCATTAAACTCGCTGCCAATTGATAAAGTTTCTACTTTGTGTTTTGAAGTTACATTCATTGTTATTTAATTTTTATTGGTTTATTGTTTTTATAATCCCATCTCCAATTAGTTACTACACCATCTTTTTCTATTTTCATTTCAAGGTTAAGTAACTTCATTATTAGAAAGATGTTTTGTCTATGTTCTTCTTTCATCTAACAAAAGTATATTAACTATTTTAAAAAATAAAATAAATTTTTATAAAAATAAATTTTGTAGATTAGTTTTTTATATTTTACTTTGTGAAAAATTAATACAAAACAAATGAGACATGGAAGTTTATTTAGTGGTATAGGTGGTTTTGATTTAGCTGCTGAATGGATGGGATGGGAAAATATATTTCATTGTGAATGGAATCCATTTGGACAAAAAGTTTTAAAACATCATTTTCCAAATTCAATTAGTTATAATGACATTACTAAAACAGACTTCTCTATTCACAGAGGAAGTATTGACATTCTTACAGGAGGATTCCCGTGCCAGCCATACTCAACAGCAGGGCTTAGAAAAGGGAAAGCCGACGAAAGACATCTCTTTCCTGAAATGCTTAGAGTTATTAAAGAAGTACAACCCGAATGGATTATTGGGGAAAACGTTCGTGGACTTGTTAGTTGGGGGGGGGGATTGGTATTCGATGAGGTGTGTTCTGACTTGGAAGGGCAAGGTTATGAAGTCCAACCGTTTATTATTCCTGCTGCAAGCGTCAACGCTCCGCACAGAAGAGAAAGAATTTGGTTTATTGCCCACTCCAACGACACAAGAACCGACGAGTCAATGCGAAATGAACGAAAATGGGAGAAGATTAACAAAAAACAAAAAAGATTCTCACAGTTTAAATTTAGGGAGAGTAATGATAAACATGTTCCCGACACCGATGGCACAGGATGGGAAAAATTCAACTTTACCACCGAGTCAAGCGAAAAGGAATTCATTAGTTGGGATGCTATGTACACCAACAGCACAAGCAAGCAGAGGGAACACATCGGACAAGAGAGGCAAGGGAAATTTAACAGACCAAATAGCAGAGATGGAATTAACAACTTCAAAAACTTCCCAGTTGAACCCCCGATTTGTGGGGGAAATGATGGGCTTCCCAACAAATTGGACGGAATCACCTTTTCTAAATGGAGAAACGAATCAATAAAAGCCTATGGAAATGCAATAGTACCACAAGTTGCTTTTGAAATTTTTAAAATAATAAATATTTTAAATAATTAAAAATTATAATAATGGATAAAAAAGACACGAGAGATTTAATACTACAAGAGCTTCAAAGTCAAGAAAGAAATCTTGCTTGGTTAAATAGAAAAACAAAGATACCATATCCAACTCTTTATTCAATTTTAAGACAAAAAATTATTTTAATGTCTGATGATAAATTAAAAGTAATAAATAAAGTTCTTGGTACAAGTTTTAGTTTATAAAAAATATAATAACAATGGCAAAGAATACATTTTGGTTCTCCCATGATTATCATTCTAGGTCTGATAAAAAATTGCTGAGATTAAGAATGAAACATGGAATGGAAGGTGTTGGAATTTACTGGTGCATTGTAGAAATGTTATACGAAGAAGTAGGTTATCTACAACATTCGGAATACGAACGTATAGCGTTCGAATTACAAACGAATGAAGAAATTATACGAAACGTAGTAAATGACTTTGGACTTTTTGAAGTTGATAACGATAAATTTTGGAGTAATTCTGCTCTTAACAGATTGAGAATCAGGGAGAATAAAAGCAATAAAGCAAGAGAATCAATCAACTCAAGATGGAACAAAGGTAATACGAACGAATTACATTCGTATTACGATGCTAATACTATAAAAGGAAAGGAAAAGAAAGGAAAAGAAAAGAAAGAAGAAAAGAAAGAAGAAGAAAGAAAAATTGGTTTTTCTTTTTCGGAAAATGGGAAGGAAGTTGTTTTCAAGGATGGCACAACTCAGAAACTTGGGAAAGACCAACAAGCTTTGTTTGAAAAGGGTAGATTGACCCCAAAAGATATTATGGAAGGCTCTGTTTACTAAAAATAGCTCTATTTCGAACAGAAGTGTATCAAATTTCGAAGATAATATAATTTTGGATACATTGTATCACTTTAATAAAACAATCGAAATTTGAGTATTTAAAATGCTAAAACAAAAAATGCAATGTACTACGACAAATTATCTAACTTAGGAATTATTTTAAGAAAAAGAGCTGGTACTGAAAAAACACAATGCCCTAAATGCTCTGACAGTAGAAGAAACAAAAAAGACCCATGCCTATCTGTGAATATTACAGAAGGAGCTTATAACTGTCATCATTGTGGCTGGCATGGTAACGTAAGAAGCTTTGAAAGAAAAGAAGCTAAGAAATATCAAAAGCCTCCTCAAAGTATGTTAAGCGGAATTCAATTAAGCGAAAGAATTGTTGATTATTCTGCTAAGAGAGGTATTTCAAAAAGAACTTTAGATAAGTTTTTAATTCATGGAAAAGAGGAGTGGATGCCTTCAACTCAAAAGAAAGAAAGGTGCATTGTTTTTCCTTATATTCGTAATGGAGAAATTGTTAATGCGAAGTACAGAGACGGTGCTAAAAATTTTAGGTTAATTAAAGATGCTGAATTAGTTTTCTTTGGTATGCAAACTTTAAATGGAAAGAATTGTGCGATAATAACTGAAGGAGAATGGGATGCATTAGCAGTTTATGAAAGTGGATTTTCAAATGATTATCCTCCAATGCCAGATAAAAATGGAGAAGTCATTGAACATGAATTAGGAAGATGGGGAATATTATCTGTGCCAAATGGAGCTAGTAAAGGCTCTCAGAAGTTAGATTATTTAGATAATTGTTCAGAATGGATTTCAGAAATAGAAGAGTTTGTTATTGCAACTGATGGAGACGAAGCTGGGTCTAATCTTAGGGAAGAATTAATTAGAAGATTAGGTGTTGAAAAATGTAGATTTGTTGCATATCCAAATGATAAAGTTATTGATGGCGGAAATGGAATTAAAAGACCATGTAAAGACCTTAACGAAGTTTTATTAGCATTTGGTAAAGAGAAGGTTCAGGAAGTTATTTTAAATTCAAATTCTATACCAATTGATGGTATATATTATCTTGAAGATGTATTTCCTTCTATGCTTGATAGCTTTAAGAAAGGAGTTGAGCTTTCACCTACAACAAGATTTGGTGAGATGGATGATTATTTTAGATGGAAGAAGGGAGATGTTAATTTAGTTGTTGGATATGGTAATCATGGTAAGACATTTTTTTGGTTGCAACTAATGCTTACTAAGAGTATTTATGATGGATGGAAGTGGGCTGTGTTTTCTCCTGAGAATTTTCCTGCTAATGATTTCTATGATGACTTAGTTGAAATGTATGCTGGTAAATGGTTAGGAGATATGACCGAAGATGAATACGTAATGGCTTGTCATTTTATAAATGAACATATTTATTATGTATATCCTGATGATGAACATGACCTAGAATCTATACATAAGAAGTTTAGATATTTAATTTTAAAGAAAGGAGTTGATGGAGTTTTGATTGACCCATTTAATCAATTAGATAAGACTCAAAAACCTTACGAGAGGGATGACCAATATCTTAGTTTAGTATTAAAAGATGTAAAGAGATTTGCATTATTAAATGGAGTATCTTATAGTATAATTACTCACCCAAAAAACCCTTCATATAAAGATGATAAGTCTTTGCCAGTAGTTGATATGTATGATATTGCAGGAGGTGCTATGTGGGGTAATAAATGTGATAATATTGTTTCATATTATAGACCCAACTTCCATATAAATAAAAATGACCCACATGTTACAATTTATATTCAGAAAATAAAAAGAAAAAGAACAGGAGGAAAGTTGGGACATTTTGAAATACAACTTAACTGGAGTACTAAAAGGTATTGTGATTCATCTGATAATGTTTTTTGTGATATAGATAAAGCTAATAAGATAATGTTCAGAGAAACAAATGGTTTAATACCTGATAACAAAGCAGAACAAGATAATTTTCCATTTTAAACAATAAAAAACAATAATTATGGGACTATGTAGAATCCAAGTAATTGGAAATTTAGGTAATGATGCAGTAGTTAACAATGCATTTGGTAAGAATGTTGTAAACTTTACGCTGTGTTACAGTAATAGGTATAAAAACTCTCAAGGAGTTGATGTTACTGATACTTTGTGGATGAGTTGCGCCTATTGGGTAGAAAAAACAGGTATATCGCAGTATTTGAAGAAAGGAACTCAAATATTTATTGAAGGAACGCCTGAAGTTACTTTATATACAAATAAAGAAGGCAAAACAGTTCCTCAATTAAAGGTTAGAGTAAGTAACATTCAATTGTTATCCAAGTCTGAATCAAGTAATATTACTCAAGTAAATAGTGAAGATATTGCTACCGATTTACCATTCTAAATTAAATATAATGACTGAGTTCCCCGATAAAATACACTTCAAAGAAGGAAATTTGGTAGCTGAATTAGAAATAATCATATCAAAAGATAGCAAAGGAGTTAAATTAAAAGAACAAAGAGGTAGATATATTTATTTAGATAATGGAGAAAGATGGGAAGGTAAGGTTACTAAAACTTATCATATACCAGTTAAAATTGGTTTAAAATTAGATTTAACATTAGACCAAATTAAAAGCATGGAACAAAATGAAATTATTAAAATTTTAAATTAAAAACAATGACAAAACAACAACAAGTAGAGAATCATTTATTCTCTAAAAAAACAATTACATCTTGGGATGCTATTAAGGCTTATGGCGTTACAAGGTTGTCAGCTCATATATTCTCAATGAGAAAAAGAGGATATGACATTCAATCAATACCTATATCAAAAAAAGATAGGAATGGTAATGTTTCAAACTTTGTACAGTATAGGTTAGTATCAAAGCCTAAAAATGTTTTGAATTAAATTAAATAAAAAAGCCCCCGAAAGGGGGCTAACTTAATTTCCTTTTTAAAATTAAGCATTAGCTAATGCAACTAATTGAGAAACTGTTTCAACAACAGCAAACTGAACGCTGTCTACATTAAGACCTCTAGGTAATTCTTCTACGATACCGTAAAGAATTTGTCCTGAAGCAGATACTGTTCCTGATGATGCTGGACGGAACTTAACATTTGTTGGGTTAAATCCTTGAAACTGAGGAGTTTTCAAAGGTGCATTGTAGTTAATTGCATAAACATTAACTGCGAAAATCTGTGCCATTTTTAAATAATTTATGAATGAATGAATGAATGAATAGCTAAATTACATATTTTTGGTCAAATATAAAAAACAAAATGCAATGAACTGCCCAATCTGCACTAACAAGTCAATGCCTAGATTAAAGAAAAAAGATGTTCAATATTATGAATGTAAGGGATGTAAGACATTATTTAGTGGCCCTTTAAATAATGAAGATATGGTTGGTGGAGGTATGGAAATAGAAAGAAATGAACAACAGAATCAAGAAAGGATTAATAGAATATCTAATATATTTGGGGGCAATAAAAATGGCATTAATATTCTTGACTTTGGTTGTGGTCATGGTATGTTAGTAGAGGATTTTAATAAATCTGGGTTTACTTGTTTTGGTTATGATAAATATAATTCAGATTTTCAGTATATCCCAAATCAACCAATATTTCATGCAGTAACAATGGTTGAGGTAATAGAACATTTGAGCCATCCGTTTGATGAAATAGATTTAATAAGTAGTGTATTGCATAAAGATGGAATACTTTATATTGAAACCTCTTTTACAGATGTTGCTAAGGAGGAAAATATTTCATTAGAAGATTTTACATATATAGAGCCAAGTATAGGTCACTCAACTATATTTTCTCATGTTGGATTAGATGTATTAATGTATTTCAAAGGATTTGAAAAGCTTCATCCTATAAATAGGCATGTAAGATTATATAAAAAAGTAAAAAGTTTAAAATGAAACCAATTACAGTAAGACACTCGTGTAACATAGGAGACCTTATTGCATCTCTTGCAGGATTAAAAGGGTTTTGGGAATTAACCGGAAATCAAATTGTATATATGCAGCAATTAAATGTTGATGGCATATATCATCAAAATTACACTCATCCCACTCAAGAAAATGGGAAACAAGTTATGTGTAATAAAAATATGTTTGATTTAATAAAGCCATTGATTGAATGTCAACCATATATATCGAAACTAGAAGAGTTTACTGGGCAAGAAATAATTGTAGATTTTAACGATATAAGAGGAAAGATAGATGTAAATATGCCATTTGGTTCTTTGCAATCTTGGTATGCTTTGGCTTTCCCTGATTTAGCTTATGATATTTCAAGAGCATGGATAGAAGTTCCACGTGGAACGATACCTGAAAGATGCAAGGGAAAAATATTAGTAAATTTTACAAGTAGATATAGAAATCAATTTATTCATTATTACTTTTTAAAGAAATATGAAAATGATATTTTATTTACAGGAACTCCAAATGAACATGCAGAATTTTGCGATAAATGGGATTTAGATTTACCATATCTTCAAGTTGATAATTTTTTAGAATTAGCTCAAATAATGCAGGAAAGTAAATTCTTTTTAGGAAATCAAAGTTTTTGTTGGAATTTAAATAGAGCAATGAATTTGCCTAGTATTTTAGAATTATTTGGGTCAGCACCAAATTGCACTCCATTTGTAGGGAATCATAATTATGGTTTCTATCATCAGAACGCTTTAGAGTATTATTTTGAAAAATTAGTTAACTTGCACAAAAATATTTAATATGCCACTAGGATTTTTAAAACCTCAGCCACAACCACAAAGAGCAGTTGAGGCCAATCAGTTAAGTACTTTACCCTTAAAGATTTATACTTCTAATCCTTTACCAGATGTAATAAAAATAGCAGATAATAGGACTGTTGATGCTGCAAGTGGTAATAAAATTACAGATAAGAATAAATTAAATTATACCGCAGATACTGGATTACTTAAAGAAATTATACGTCAAGCCAAGATAAAAGGCATAGACCCCAATACTGCATTAGCTATGGCGCATCAGGAATCAGGATATGGTTCTTCTTCTGATAGTAGGCCGGATAATCCATTTCAAATAAGTCAAAATTATGATGATAACTACCATGAGAAGTTTATAAAGAATGATGGAGACCATATAGCTATGTTTATGGATATGCTTAAAGATAAAATTAATCATGCTAAAAATAATTTAGGTAAAACAAATGAACCAGATTTAATACAATCTTGGAATGGATATGGTGTAATAAGTCCTAAGAGTGAAGATAATACTAATACTTATTATGGAATGAATGTAGGTAGTAAGCCATTAAATATGAATAAAAATCCTGTATATGGTAAAAGAGTTATAGATATAAGGGAAAATATAATCAAAAAAAATCCTGATTTACAAAAATTAGTTAGAGAAACACCCGGAATGTAAAATAAAAAACAATGAAACACGTAAAAGGAAGAACAGTAATAAAAGTAGACCTTGAAAGGAAAAATAGCCATACTTTCAATGATGGAACTAAAATAAGACTAGAAAGAGGGGTTGAAAATCTTAATAGAAGAGAGACTCAGTCAGTAAATGCTATTATAGTATCATCAGAAAATATACCAAGTGGATATGAAGTATTGATACACCATAACTCTACTCATGAAGTAAATAGGATATTTGATAATGAAAATGCAGGCATATTAATATCTGATTCAGATATAAAATTGTTTTCAATACCAGAGTCAGATTGCTTTTTATATAGAAAGGATAGCTCGGAAGGCTATACTCCATGTCATGGATATGCTACTGCGCTTAGAATATTTAAACCATATTCAGCATCAATGGTAGGAGTTCCGCCTATTGTTATAAAAAATAAATTGTACATTACAAGTGGTGAATTAAAAGGTAAAGTATGCGATGTATTAAAGGCTAGTGATTATGAAATAATATATCAGGGAGATGATGATAGAGAACAAAGGATTATAAGGCTAAGGCATTTTGAAAAAGAATATAACGAACGAGAAGAAGTTATTTGTATAGATAATATTACAACTAAGTTAGTTGAAAAAGGAGAATTATTAATTGGATTAACTCCAGAAGATGCAATTAAAATAAATTAATATGGAAGATATTATAGAATTACAAAACAAAATAAAAGACTTAGAAGCCTCAAATGCTTTTTTATTAGGTGAAAAACAAAAATATGAAAATGGAGATGCTAAATTATATTATAGTCTTCAAAGAAAAATGTCTGAGATGGCTAATACTTTAAATAAGCAAAATTTAGAGAATATAGACATGGATGATAAGAATAGTAAAGCATTTGATAGAATAATATTATTATTGCAAAAATGTGAGACTATTTCTGCATCAGCATCCGCTTTGGGAGTAATTGCAGGTATAACAGGAGATGAGAAAAAAGATACAACCAAGAAGCCTTTCGTAGATACAATAGCAGATAAAAGAGATTAATGCAAGAAACAATAAATATATATAATACCAATATTAAGCTACCAGAACAACCGCCTATTGAAAAAATAGATGGCTATGGTTGCCCTAAGGAACAACAAAAGTGGCAAAGAAAAGAGTTACCTAAATTCTTTGATAAGGTTGTATATGATAAAAATGGAGATTTATTACTTACAGATGCTCAAGAAGCTTATGCATCAGAAGAAGTTAAAAGATGTAAGCAAGGATATTGGTTTTTAAATAATGAAGTACCTACTTATATAACAGGTAAAAATTATTTTTATTTACAATGGTGGAAGCTTGAGGATGACATATATCCATCATATCGTGATACAGATAGAAGATATTATTTGTATTTAAATTATTGGGAGTCTATTTTATGGGTTTTGGGTGTTATTAGAGGTAAAAAAAGACGTGAAGGGGCTTCATCTCAAGCTTGTTCTAATCTTGTTTACGAAGCTATATTCTTTAAAAATTCAAACTGCGGTTTGATTTCTAAGACAAAAGATGATGGTAGGGATACTTTTACGGATATGATTTCATTTGGGTATAGGCAATTACCTGTATTTTTAAAACCAAAGCAAACTAATAAAGAAGATGCTGTAACTGAATTAGTATTCGCCCATAAGTCTCAAAATATAAAAGAAGGAGAAGCTGCTGCAATGAGTGAAGATTCCGGACATAGGTCTAGGATTAATTACAAAGCTCCTGTATTAAATGCTTACGATAGAGGTAGAATGAGTCGTATATTATTAGATGAGTTTGGTAAATTACCCAAAGAAGTGCCTGCATCTCAATTACTTTCAATCGTATCTAAAACATTAGTTAAAGGGGTTAAGAGAGTTGGTTTTGTAGAGATGCCATCTACTGTAAATAGTTTAACAAAAGGTAGTGGAGCTGAGTTTCAAAAGATTTGGAAGGCTGCCGACCATTTTAAAAAGAAACCTACAACAAATAGGCTTGTTAGATATTTTACTCCTGCATATGATGGATACGAAGGTTTTATTGATGAGTATGGAATGAGTGTAATAGACACTCCAACAGATGAACAATATAGATATTTAGTATCAAAATGGGTTAAAAGAGATGAAGAAACGAATGATTTAATATCTGAATTATCTGAGGAAGATATATTAATGGGTGCTAGAAGTTATATAGCTGTAAAGAGACGTGATGGAATGGATGGAGATGAATTAGAAGAAGAGATACGTATGAATCCATGTGATGAAGATGAAATGTTTATGTCTGCTATTTCTGGATGCCATTTTAATTCTATAAATATAAAGAAGCAATTAAAGCATATAGAAGAAAATCCTCCAGTATTTAGAACAGTTACTTTTTATAGAAAATTAGACCAAACAGTTGGATGGAGAGAAGAAGAATCGGGTGTTTGGAAAATACTTTCATTCCCAGAGAAAGGTAAAGAGAATAAATTTCAAATAAGAGATAAATTAAGAAGGCCTGCAAATATCTCAGATTATGTAATTGGAGCTGATGGATTTAGTGCTTCTCAAGGAGGACGCAAATACGGTTCTATGGCTGGGGCTTTTGTAATGAATAGAAAAACAATGCAATTAATTGCTATGTATTTTGGTAGACCAAGAACTAAGGAGCTTTTCCATGAACAGATGATGTTGGCTTCTGAATATTATGGATGCAAAATATGGATTGAAAAAACTGCCGATAGTTATTTTGAATATTTTAAAGATAGAGGAAGGCTGGGTTATTTAGGCAAATATCCATTAAGTTGTATTCCTATAGAAAAAAGAAGTTCAGAGGAAAGATATTATGGATTCCCTATTACTCCTTTTGCAATGACAAGACAATTAGATACTTTAATAGCTTATGTTGATGATTATGAAGATAAAAATAGCTATTGTCAGACAGTATATTTTGATGTATTATTAGAACAAATGTTATTATTTGAAGCAGAAAATAGAACTAAATCGGATTTAGTTGTTGCTGCTATGATTACACTATGTTGTGCATTAGAACCATTAAATTCTCCAAATAGAATATCAGAACCAATTATTAAAGTTTATCAAAAAGACTATCAATCAGTTGGAGGAAGCTTAAATTAATAGTAAAAATTAACACTATTTTAAGAAAAAATCATTTTTATTTGAAAAATGAACTATATTTGACCTACGAAAAATATATTTTAGTTTGTCAAATCAACTATTTAATAGCAGTCCTGTAGCTACAGAGTCTAATCTGAAGTCTTTTTTGCTTACTGAAGATTCCAAATCTAAAACAGATTGGGAGTACGGAAAGCAGATAGCGCAATATATTAATGGTATCGTAAGAGGTACTAATTCTTACTTTTATTTAAGAAATCAAAGATTTAGGAAAAATAGGCTAGTAGCTAATGGTAAGGTAGACATCCAAAGAATGTTTCAAGATAGACTTGAGTTCAATGGTAAAATAAACTATACTAATATTAGCTGGAAAGCTCCTGCAATTGTTGCTACAACTATAGCAAGATTAGTAGGTAGTTGGATGCGTAGATATGAAAAAATAGCTGTAACAGCTATTGACCCAATATCCGCTAGTGAAAAAAGTGATGCAGCAGAGCAAGCTGAATTTGTTTTTGATAATAAAGAAGTATTAAAGAAGCTAGAAGAAGAGTCAGGAGTTCCAATGATTGGTAAAGACCAATTTGTTGCAGAAGATAAGGATGACCTTGATGCTTGGGTTGCAGAGTTTAATAGACTTCCTGAAGAAATAAAATACGAGATAGGGGTAAATAATATATTACAAGCTAACGGATGGTACGATGTAAATAAAGCTAAAGCTTTACATGATAGTGCAGAGGTTGGATTAGTTTGTACTTATACATATATGGATGAAACAGGAGAAGTTCACGTTGATTGGATTAAACCAGAAAACGTTGTTTATTCTTACTCTGAGTATCCTGATTTTAGAGATACTACATGGAGAGGACATGTATTTAGTATGAAGATTAGCGAATTAAGAGCTAATTATAGTAAACAATTTGGCGGCCCACTTACAGAAGAAGCTATATTTGAAATAGCTCAAATAGCAAAAGAATATCAATATTTAGATAAACTTACATGGTTACATGACTGGAATTTCATGTTTGTAAGACCTTATGATGAATGGAACGTTGATTGTATTAGATTTGAAATAAGAAGTGTAGATAAAAAACCTTACGTTAAAACTGTAACTAAGAAAAATAAAAGTACAATTTTAACTAAAGGCATGCCTAACAAACTTGATGAAAATCAAGAGTTTTTAGAAGATAAGAAGTGGAATATATACGAAGGTATTTATGTTATTAATACTTCAACAGTATTAAAATGGGGATTGAAAACTAATATGATTCGCCCTCAAGACCCTAAAGAATTAGGAGATGCAGAGTTTTCATACTCAATGTACATGTATCAGAACTATGATATGCGTAACTTGGCTGTCCCTGAAAAAGTTGAAGAACCTGTTGAGCAAATGATTTTGGCTAGATTAAAGATTCAGCAATTAGTTGCTAAGATGAAACCTGCCGGAGCTGCTGTAAATGTTGATTCATTACAAGAATTAGATTTAGGTCTTGCAGATTCAACTAAGCCATTAGAAGTTCAAAAAATATGGGAACAGACAGGTAATTTATATTATCGTGGTAAGGATGCCGAAGGTAATAATATACCAGTTCCTATTACAGAATTACAAAATTCGGGCTTTGTATCTCAAATGCAAGCTTTGATTCAATTATATCAATTCCATTATCAGGTATTGAAAGATGAACTTGGAGATGACCCTAACTTAATTCAAAGAGCTTCTCAGCCAAGAGTTACAGAAGGTAATGTTCAAGCTTCTATGTCAGAAAGTGATAATGCAACTGATTATATGTATGATGCATATCTACATTGCATGGAAGATACTGCAACAAAAGTTGCTGCGTTGTTAAATAAAAGCGTTACATACCAATCTGGCGTGTATAGGCATATTTTAAAAGAAGATGAGGTTAAGGGAAGGAATTTCTCAACTAGGTCTATGATGTTACCTACAGGTCAAGAAATAGCAGTTTTAAATCAAATGATTAATACGGCTATTGCTTCTAATCCAAATTTTGCTTTATATATAGACCAATTTAAACTTATTAGAATAGCTAAAGAAAATGTAAAACTTGCTGAGTTATACTATAGACAGGCTATGAAGAAAATGATTAAGTCTCAGCAGGATATTGCTTCTAAGAATAGTCAAGAAAATGCTCAGATTCAACAAGCTTCAGCACAACAAAAGGCTCAATCAGATGATGCATTAGAGAATAAGAAAAACCAAGCTAAGGAAAGACAAATAATAATGCAAGGGATGATTGATTTAGCTAAGGCTAATATACCAATGCCAAATGAGCTTAAAGTACTTGCAAATGAAATAATTAAGAATATTGAAGTACCTTTGGTTATTGAGAACCATCAAGCAGAGCAAGCAATGGCTCAGCAAATGCAACAAGAACAGCAAATGGCAGCTCAACAACAACAAGGACAAGAGCAAGGACAGGAACAACAAGGTCAAGAAGCTCAAGAGCCGCAACAACAAGAGCAAGGTGAAGGTCAAGAACAAGAAGCTCAAGAGCAACCAAGTGAAGCCGAATCTAATCAACCACAATCATAAAAATTAAAATAACAAAAGATGTTAGCCCAATACCTCGATTTAACCCAAAGTTTTAATGCCAATAATGGTTTTAAAATTGATGTTAGTAATTACGACTATGTTGTAGTTCAGTTTGTAGGACCTACAGGAACTATAAATATTTCAGCTACAAATGATAGTGGAACTCCAAGTGCACCATATTCATACGGATATGATGCAACTTCTACAAATTATCAAACTGTATCTGCTACAAAATTAGCTGATGGAACTTTAGTAACTGCTGTAGCTGCTGCTGGTTTATATAGAACAAATGTAGTAGGTAGATATTTACAATATGGCGGCACTTCTGCTGCTGCAACAAAAGTATTATTACAATTATCAAAAATCAGTTAATAATGGCACAAATAACACCTGAAGTAATTAAATCTAAGCTATTTTCATTGCAAAATGTTGCACATTCTTTGCATTTAGATACTAGAAATTTTGAAGAACATAAAGCTCTTCATAAAATATATCAAGGAGTGCATGATGTAAAAGATAATATTTTAGAGAAATTAATGGGATACCAAAATGGTAAGAGAATAGGTAAAGCTAAATTGGATGAGCTGCCAATATATAGCAAAGAAGCCGTTAATCAGTTAATAAAAGATGGGCTAGATTTTTCACATGAGATGTATGAATGGGCTGAAGAAAAAGAATATTGTGATATTGAAAATATGGCTCAAGATTTAAGCGGATTGTTTGCTCATGTAGCCTACATGCTAACGTTAACATAAAAATAGAAATATGTCAGAAGAATTACAAGAAAATGTTGTTCGAGATGAACAACCTGCACAAGAAGTGCAAGCGTCAAATTACAACCCATTTTCAGAAGATTCATGGGAAAATGAAAGACAACAACCACAAGAACAGCCTAAAGTAGAAGTTGAACAAAAACAGCAAGAAGAGCCTGCAAAACAGGAAGCTCCAGTTGTTGACTACAACCAATACCTAAAGGAAAAATTTGGTTTTGATAATGAAGAAGTAGCTATTGATGAATTTAATAGGCTAAAAAACCAAAAAAGTCAAGATTTAAGCTTTGAGAATGAAGAAAGCGAAAAGTTCTTTAAATTATTGAAAGATGGTAAGGAAGATGAAGTCTACAATTATCTTGCAGAGAAAAAGAAAATAGAATCTCTTGCAAATTCAAATGTAGATAATACTGATATAGCATCTGATATTATTAAATTTAATCTTCAAAAGAAATATCCTGATTTAAGTCAAGATGAAATTGAATATAAGTTTAATAAGCAATTTTCTATTCCTGAAAAGCCAGAGCAAAGCTTAGATGATACAGATGAAGATTATGATAGAAAATTAGCAATTTGGGAGAAGCAAAAGTCATTAGCTGAAAAAGAATTAATGATTGAAGCTAAACTAGCTAAACCCGAAATTGATAAGTATAGACCAAGTTTAGTATTACCTGATATAAATAGACAAGTACAAGATAATTCGCCTTCAAAAGAAGAATTGGCGATAGCGGAAAATCTTAGAAACTCTTACTTACAGACATTAGAGGGAGATTATAAAAACTTCAATGGTTTTAATGTTACTGCAAAAAATTCTGAAGCAGAATTCCCAGTATCATTTACACCATCTGATGATGAAAAAGTAGCCCTTAAAAATGCGTTGAGTAACTTTGACCAAGAAGCATATTTTACATCTCGTTGGATTAGAAATGATAAGCCTGACATTCAGCAAATAATGAAGGACATTTATTTGTTAGAAAACTCAGAAAAAGCTTTTCAAAAAATTGCTAATGAAACGGCTGCTAAAATGCAAGAACACTTGATTAAATCAACGAGTAATATTAAAATTAAACCCGAAAACCAAAGTACATTTACTCCTGAAAATTCTAAATCAGAAATGGATAAAATGGCTTCTTTGTTTTTCTCTAGTTAAAATTATTATTAACCCAAACAAAATTTATTCAAAATGGCAGGGATACCTACATCGAATATTTTGCAGCCCGGTGCGATTAGTCTCGCAGGTGGTGTAAATCAACAGTTGATTTCTGACTTACAGTTATTGACTCCTCAGTACTACGATAAATACGTAGAAAAATATGGTTCTGAAGAATTCTTTATGTGGCTTGCTACATATGGTGGAATGGAAGAAGTAAAAAACCAAAACTTCTTTTGGTTTGAATCTCGTGGTAAGTTAATGGTTGCTGTAACCAACTTGAACCAAGTTAGCTCTCCTGCTGCTGGTGCAACTGTTACTTTATCTATTTCTTCTGCTGATTACTATACAAGCACCGAAACTCCTTTACGTGTTGGTGAAACTGTACGTATCGCATCTTCTAACATTGAAGGTGTTATCCTTACTTTGGATACAACTACTCCGGGTGCTTTCACTTTTACTGTTGCTCCAAAACAAACTACTCAAGCTTTCGTATCTGCTGGTAGTGTTAACTTGGCTGCTGGTGAAATCTTAATCTTCGGTGGTAATACAGACGTTGGTGAAGCTTCTAGCCAAATCAATCCTTTAATCCACTTAGACGTTAAGTATAACAATAACGTTACTCAAATGCGTGAAAGCTGGGCAGCAACTGACTTAGCTGAAATGACAGAAGTATTCTACAATAGTGGAGTTTCTGGTTCAGAAATGGCAGGTGGTAACCAAGCTGGAACAAGTTATTTCACTTACAAAGGCTTAGTTAAATCTAACCAACGTTTCTTGAATAACATTGAGCAAAAATTAATGCGTGGTGATGTTCAGAACAATACAAATATCAATGGTTCATTAGGTACTCAAGGTTTCATCTCTCAGGTTACTGCTAGAGGAGAAACTGTAGGTTATACTCCGGGTGTACTTGATATTGCTAAATTGCATGAAATCACTCGTATCATGGACGTAAACGGTTGTGCTAAAGATAACCTTTGGTTACAAGACGTTTATCAAAGACAAAACTTCTCTGACGGTATCTTCAAAGAATTCCCTGCTGGTGCATGGGTTTGGGGTAAGAACGAAAATTCAGAAGAAGCTCGTATCAACTACGGTGTACAATCAATCCAAATTGATGGTTACAAGTTCGATGTTAAGAAGTACAAACAATTCAACACCGAAACTTATACTGGTAAGACTCCAACAAATGATGCGTTTAGAGATTTTGGTATCATCTGCCCAATGGGTACTGCACGTGATGCAAAAGATGCTACTAAGGTTTACAAAAACATCACTGTTATGTACCAACAACCTCCAATGGGTGGAACTGTAGGTAACGGAATCAGAGTATGGCAATGGGGTGGTGGTTCTAAGAACCCTACCGATGGAACAATGCGTGACCACGTTGAAATGATAACATACAGGGGTATAAGGGTTGCAGCTGCTAATCAGTTCATCCAAGTACAATCTGCATAGTTTTAGATTGATTTTCAGTTAGTTATTAGGGGGTAAGCTACGGCTTGCCCCTTTTTTATTAAATAATATTTGTAAAGTTGTAATTAATCATTTATCTTTGTAAAAATTATTAATTATGGGAGTTATATACAAATTAACAAGTCCTTCGGGAAAAATTTATGTTGGTAAAACATATAATCTTAGAAAAAGAGTAAATTCTCACAAAGCTTCTATTAAAAAAGATAAGAATTATGTTCTTATTAATAGTATTAGAAAGCATGGATGGGATAATCATTTTTTAGAAGTAATAGAAGAAGTTGAAGATGATTTATTAAACGATAGAGAGATTTATTGGATTAAGGAATTGAATACTTACTATCAGGACAATGATTTAGGCATGAATATGACAAGAGGAGGAGATGGTCAAAGATGTTCTTGGATGCATAAAACTGAACAAAGAAAGCAACAAAGTGAAAGATATACATCAGACGGAAATCCTTTTTATGGGCATAAGCATAGCGATGAATCAAAAGATATAATGAGTGAAAAAGCTAAGATTAGAAATAAAGATAAAAATATAAATATACCCGAATGGGGCGTAGAAAAAGGAAGATTAGCAGTTATAAGAGCTTGCATTGTTTATGGAAGTGATGGGGTTCTTATTGGCGAGTATGACTCACTTACTAATTGCGCTAATAAATTAGGAGTAAAACTTGGTACCGTTAAGGATAGTGTACTATATGGTAGTTGGATTGATGGAAGATATTTAGTAAGATATAAATTAAGTGATGAGTATCCATTAAGAATGGAAGTTAAAGAAATAAAAACTAAGACCGTTAAAAGGGCGATTCGTAGCATATCTCCAGATGGATTAGAGAAATTATATCCATCAGCTAAAGAGGCATCAGATGAATTAGGAATACCAAAAACAACTATTAATAGAGCTGCACAATATAATAACGGTAAGGCGATTCGTAGCGGACATGTCTTTTTTTATCAAGACAAATAAGTTATATTTGTTACAAATAGATTGGATATGTATTCGATAATACCGTTTACTTCAGAAATTATAGGTGCATCGAACAATATAAGAAGCGTATTTATAATTGAGAAGAATTTAAAGACTAATCAAGATGTTGTTTTACAAGTCTCTAAAAAAGACTTTATGAGTATGGTTGAGTTATGGTTAGAAAAAAAAGGTGAATATTGCGATAAATTTGATAGGTTTTGTGGTATTATGGGCGATTTCTCGGTTGAAAAGTCTGAAAAAATAGGTAATGTAGAGCTATTGCAAACTGTTAATTTTGATGAAGATGAGAATAGTTTTGAAATAAGATATGAGTCTTTACCTGTTATAGTAGTTAAAAAATGGGATACTTTTTGCGATATGGAACATGGTTAGAAATTTAATAAAAAATCTTTAAGACTTCCTTTAAATATATAAACACTATTAAGCGTATCCCAAAAGGTTACATTATTATCATCTAAACTAGGTTTATATTTTATAATATATTTAGTAAATATTATAATACCTTCTGTTGAAATTACATGTTGCATATTGCGAAAATAAATAAAAAAATCAATATTTTTCGTATATTTGTTAAAATAACTCCGAGATGGAGTTTGGGATATTCCCAGTAAAAAATATTTAAAATAAATAAAATGGCTAAAAAATCATTAGTTGATTTGTCTATGACAGGCGAATCAGACATTGAAATTCAACAACAGCAACTTAATTATGAGCAAGCTTCTATTGCTCGTCAAGAATCAGTTCCTATTCAAAATGGGAATATCATTTATAAGCTTGTAGATACCAAAAGAAAAGGTAGAGTTTATATTGATGGTATTGATGATGTTATTAATCCAAAGACAGGTAGACAAGAACGTATTTGGTTATTATCAGGTGCTAATAGTATTTGGTCATCTGAATTGACTGAGATATTGCAGGATAAAGACTATGTTAGAACTAACAGACGTTCACTTCAATTCGAAGGAGGAATACTGAGAGTACCACGTTGGGATACTTTAGCTATAGAATTTATTACAAATTGTAGGCATTTTATTGATAATCCTAGTAGAAGAACTGGTAGTAAGTTTGAATTCTTTGAACACAATCCTCAGAAACAAGCTAAGGCCGCTCTTGATAGAGAAATGCTTGAACTTGATATGGCTACAGAAGCTAAGGTAATGCCAATTGATAAGGCTAAAAAGCTTGCTTCATTCTTTGGTATTGTATTCTATGATGAGTTAGGTATGCCAAAAGCAGATGATGCTATTAGAAGAGAGTTAATGCTATTCGCTAAGCGTGACCCACAACGTTTCAAGGCTAATATTGATAGCAAAGAGGTTGAAATTTCTTATTTAATTAGAAGATGTATATTAGATGCTAAAATAGATTTAGGTGGTGCTAGTGGAAATATTACATTTGCAAATGGTGGATTTATTTGCAAATTGCCATTATCAAGAAAAGCTCCTGAATATTTACTTGAATTTGCAATGACTAATTCAGCAGAAGGTAAATCATTCCTTGATGAATTAGAACGTATATCTAAGTAAAACCTGTAAGTTTTACCAAAAAAATCCCTTATCTTAAAAAAATAAGGGTTTTTTTGTTCTTATTCGTTATATTTGTGTAACAAAAAATAAATAAAAGTGACAGTTGACTTTTGCTATAAGTTAATGCAATACATTGTAAACAAAAATCAACAGGGATATTTATCTCCTGACCAATTTGATATTGTCATTAACCAAGCTCAAACGTCATATTTGAATTATCTTCTAGGAGATTTACAACAATTTCAAAATGGCAGGCCTGTCTCTAAGGTTAGTTATGGCTTAACAGAAGTAACTAGACAACAATTAGAGCCATTAATATCTAAAACTACATTAACTATAGACGGTACAGGATATGTTCTATATCCTTCAGGGTATCAATATACTGATACATTAATGATGAGTGATGGTATAAATAGAATAAGATATGTACCTAGAAATAAATTATATTCATATCTTAAATCTCAAATAGACCCTGTATTAACTAATCCTATATATACGATAGATAAACTTGGTTATACATTTTATCCTGCTTCATTAGGTAGTGCTATATTGTATTATGTAGGTATGCCCCCTGTAATTACATGGGGATATACATTAGATGGGAATGGTAGACCTGTATATAATCCATCAACAAGTGCTGACCCTGTATGGTTAGATACTTCTATGCTTGATATTATAGCTAGAGCATTGAGACTCGTTGGTGTTAACTTACAATCTCAAAATATTGACTTATATGCTAATGAAATTAAACAAGGAGGTCAATAATGCTTACTAGATACCAACTTTGCGAACAAATACTAAGACAAATATATGGTGAAGAGCCAGCAGATGATAGTAATATTACTATTAATTTAGTTAATCAATACTTATCTCAAGCTGTTGGTTTTGCTGCTAGAAAAAACTATACCGATAACGTACAAATTGAGAATATATCATTTGTAAATAATTCATTCTATACTACATATAGGGGATTAGATATATCAAATAGTCAACAATTTACATATAAAATTAGCTTACCAGAAGTACCTGTAGGAATTGGTAGAAATGAAGGTATCGCTTCTTTGAAAATTACAAATGGTAATCAAATATCATTAGATTGCATACCTCTTAGTATAAATCAAGTAGGATATGTAGATAGTATGAGGCCAATACCTTCAAAGATTTTATATTGGAATGAAGGTTCTACTATATATTTAAAAAGTATAACATCATTATTAGAATATAATGCTAATATAAGAATGATTAGTGGAGGCGATAGTACAGATATTAATAGCGAAATAAATGTTCCGCCTGATTATATACCTGTTATTACTGAATTTATAGCTAAGGCGTTAGTTATGGAGAGAACTCAGCCTAAAGAATTGGCTAATGATGGTGTTGATATAGTATAAAAAAAACAAAACAATGATAAGACCGATTAAAAATTCAGTTTTAATCAAGCCTGATTATACTGAAAGTATTTCATTAGGTGGTATTATAGTACCTGATAGTATTAAAAGTAGGAGTAATAGAGGAATGATTGTAGCTGTAGGGAATGGAAGTAAAGAAAAACCAATGAACTTACCAATTAATGTATTATGTTTCCATATAAAAGGAGCTGGTACTGAAATTGAAGATGAAGGAGAGAAATATGTGCTGATGCAACAGCAAGATATATTGGCTTATATTGAAAAATAGATAATATGAAAAATGTTCAGGGGTATATAACCATTGATTCGGTTGTTAATGATTACTTAGATGAATCAGAACAGTCTAATCATAAATATTTTAAGATTTGGCAGCTTGCCTTTAGGGGTATGGAGCAGCTAGGTCTTGACTTTTTTTATCAAGTAAAATCGGTAAAACTTCCTGTAGATGCTACAAATCAGACAGTATTGCTTCCTGCTGATTATATTAATTATACTAAAATAGGCGTATTAAATGATAGGGGCGAAGTAATTCCATTGATATTTAATCAAAAGATGACTACTTATGCTGATTTAACTCCTACAAGAGACTCTCAGACACAAGATACTACACTATTTGATTATTATTCACCAGAATCCCCTGTATTCTTTAATTTCTGGGATGGTATAGCTTATGGAAATATTTATGGTATTCCTAGTGGTTCTCCATTTGTAGGAAACTTTAATATTGATGTAAAAAATTCATTGATACTTTTAAATGAAAATTTCTTCTATAATTATATTATTTTAGAATATATAGCTAGTCCTGTAGAAACAGAAGAGTATTATATTCCATTACAATTTAGAGAAGCTTTAATAGCCTATTTAGCTTGGAAAGATATAGCTAACATGCCAACTACTAGAAAAGGTAATTTAGGAGATAAAAGAGATAGGAGACATGAATATTACAATGAAAGAAGATTGGCTATGTCAAGATATAAACCATTGTACTTAGAAGAAACATTTGAAATGGCTCAAATGTACACTAGATTGGCTGTTAAATCATAAAATAAGTTATGCCTGAGATAAGAAAATTTAATGGTGTCTTAGATACTGATACTCCTAATGCGGAGGTGAATTTCTATTCACATACAGATGCTAAAAATATAACTTTTAGAGGGGATGGAGTTGCCATGAGGGCGCAAAATGTTTTTGGTAATGCTGAAGTCCCTAATACTAATTTGCCATCTTCTGGTAATAATACTTGCATAAGTTCTTATTATGACCAAGTAAGAGAAAGAATATTCTCATTTAATTATAATGATGAAGGTAATCATGGTATTTATGTTTATGATTTAAGTAGTGGATTTTGGTACACATTATTACAAAATGGGTCAAATACAGATGGAGATATTCTTAATTTTAATTTAGATAGAATAATAGTTAATATTAATATTATTTATGCAGGCAGCCCAACTATAAATGAAAATGATATTTTATATTTTGTAGATATCTTAGGAAGACCTACTAAAATAAATATAGATAGATATTTATATACTCCATATAGTATCGTAGAAAGAAATTATATAAATGTAATAAAAGCTCCTCCAACAAACCCAATACAATGTTGTTATGGGCTTGATAATACTTATCTTGGGAACAATCTAAAAAATGGTTTATTCCAATTTATATATAGATTTGTTTATGATGATAATGAAAAATCTGTATGGAGTACAGGAAGTCAGACTCCGTTGCCTCTTTATCCAAATAATGATGGAACTTTCGGTAGTGGTACTGATTCAAAATATTTGAATAATAATATAATAATGTATTTTGACACAGGTAATCCTAGTGTTAGAAAAATAGAAGTTGCATTTAGAGAAACAACAGCAGGTGCTACGAGTGATTATTCTTTAATACAATCATTTGATAAAACTTTATTATCTATACCTGATAATGATATATATAAATTTCAGTTTTACAATGATGCTGTTTATACAGTTGTAGATAAAGCTGAACAGATATTACTTTATGATTATGTTCCAAATGCAGCAAATGCTCAAGAGTTATTAAATGGGTCTACATTAATATATGGCGGTATAAGAGAAGGATATAATAATGTTACTGTAAATGCTACTGTTTCTCAAGAAAGCACAGGTAGTTTAAGACTTGGTGCTAATGGATTTTTATTCTTTGCAGAAAATGTAACAAATAGCAATACAATTAAAATAGTAATTGATGGCGTAACAACAGGAGGGTATACTCCATTGGCGTATGCCGTTTATAATGTATATGCTAGAAAGTACGATACAGGTTCTTCTACATATACCGACCTTTCTTTTTCTTATAGTAATACAAATGAGCTTATATCAAGTGCAATATCAGGTCTATCTGCTGCTGCTGTTGCAAAGGGATATACGGTAGTTTCTACTATCGCAAATGAGTTAGTTTTAAGTTATACAGGTGTTATTTTATGTGGATTTACTGATATTCATGATAATTCTAGTATAGTTCATCCAGAATGGGATATTTTATATAGTTTATTTGCAAATGCATCATATAAATATGGAATAGTTTATTATGATGAGAATGGTAAAACTAATGGAGTAAATACTGATATAGGTCTTAATTTAAGTACAAGTGTTTCTGGAGGAGCTTATATACCACCTCAAGAAATAAGTACAGATAGATTAATAACTATAAACAACTTTGCTCCATCATGGGCTAAATATTATCAAATAGTAAGGTCTAATAACCTTTCATACGGTATTAAGGCTTTATATTGGGTAAGTGTTAGCGCATTTTCAGATGTTGATGTTACTGTTACTCCAAATCAAAAATATGCATATATTGGTATAGATAATATATACGAATATAATTTACAAATACAAGCTACTCAGGGCGTTGTTGGATATGAATTTTCTCCGGGAGATAGAGTTAGATTTATAGAAAGATATAATTCAGTAGGTGCGCCTTCATCATCTTTGTATAATAAAGGATATGATTATGAGATATTAGGCTTATCTGTTAATCCAGTCATGAATGGTATTGCTAAAACTGGTACTTTCTTGAAAATAGCATATCCTCCTGCAACAGATATAAGTACTGATATGAAATTTGATGGTACTCCTGACTATCAAAACTATGAAATATTTATTTACAACAAAGCATTATCATTTTCAGCAGACCAACAGATTTATTACGAAATTGGAGAAAAGTTTAATATAGAGTATAATTCGAGTACTAATCAATACTATCATTTAGCAGATAATCAAAGCCAAACAAGCTCTCAGCCTGCTATACTTAAAATTAATGATGGAGATATTTTTTATAGACAAAGAAATGTAACAATAAGTCCATCTGTACAAATACAATGTGTTGGTAATCCTAAATATAGTAATTCATATGTTACTTGGTCTATAAATAGTGCAGCAACTCCTGTTGTAACTACAAATTATACAATAGGTCATACAAATGCAGATATTGCAGGAGACCCAACTGTTTATTCTGGAGTGCCTACATGGATTGATGGGGAATATAATTATTGGAATACATCTGCTGTTGATTATAATGTAAGATTTAAATTTACATTTAGTATTTATAATAGCAATGGAGACCAATCTACATCAATAAAGGCTTTTATTAAATGCTACAATAGCACAGGAACTGTTGTTACTAATCAAATATTAGGCACTCAACAAGTAACAGTAGTTAATCAACAATATGTAATAAATGTAGATGCTATTGTTAAAATTCCTGCTGGATATAAGTCAGCTTTAATATTTACAAATGATAGTAATGTTATTGATTTGCATGTAGGTGGATTCGAAATGGAAATAACCCCATTAAATACTATACCTATTTATGTAGATGATTATTCTTATAGTGATACTTACAATATAGAAACAAATTCTAACTCAAGGCCACTTGTAATAGATGTAAATGCTAAAGATGCATTTTATGGCACATTGGTTAGATGGAGCTTAGGGTATCAGCAAAATACTAATATAAATCAAACTAATAGATTTTATCCTGTTAATTATGATGAAATAGATACAAGCAGAGGGGATATTCAAAGATTTAAAGCTAGGGACAGGATATTAAGAGTTTTCCAAAATAGAGCTTGCGGACAATATGGTGTTTATACTAAATATATTCAAAATAATCAAGGAGAAAATCAATTGATTATTAGTAGTGATATTATTACTGCAAACAATATACAATACTATAAAGGCGAATATGGTCTAGGGGAGCAATATACAGGATTAGTGAGTGGTAAAATACAAGATTATTTTGTAGACCCAATTCGTGGATACCACATGAGACTTAGTGATGATGGGCTTGTTCCAATAAGTGAATTATATAAAGGTCAATATTACATAAAAAGTCTTTTAAGTAATTACAATCAATCATTTGATGGTAATCAAGGTGGTAAAGCTAAGATTCTAGGTGTTTATGATTATTTTGAAGAGCAGGCCCATGTTATACTTCAAGGAGGAACTATTATTAAAGGCTCTGTTCATCAGACAGTACCTGATTATAATTTTTCGTTCAATGAGAAAAGAAATTCATATACTTCATTTTATGATTTTCATCCAGAATATTTATTAGCAGTAGAAGAAAACGTATATACTTGGAAGAATGGTAAAATGTACTTACATAGCAAAGACGCTACTTATTGCAACTTTTATGGTACGCAATATGCTGCTTCTATTCAAGCTGTATTTAATCAAACTTTGGTTGAAAATAAATCATTTTTAGCTTTAAAAGAGGTAGCTAGCGGAATTTGGGCTTGTCCTGTAATATCTACCAATTCATATAGTTATGGTACTACAAACCAACAAAGTAACTTAGTAGAATCTGATTTTGCTCAATTAGAAGGTAACTATGAAGCTGTATTTTTAAGAGATACTAATTCAATAGGTGGTATAGGTAATGGAGATAGTTTGAAAGGGAATTATATAGTAATAGATTTTCAATCAAATAATGCAAATAATTTAGTATTTTTGAGTGAAATAAGTGTTAAATTTATTGATAGCCCTAGAAATTCATGATAGTAAAGAAAATAAATCATAACGAATTAGGGGCTGCAATAAGAGTAGCATTTGCTGGGGATATGGATATTTTTAAATATTACGACCCTACAGTATTTATTGAAAGTTTAGATGA